AGGCGTCCTCCTTTTAGGCTTTCACGCCGCAAAGATCAGGGCGTGGGTTAATTTGTTTCTCAATTTTAACACGTTGTCACCAAAATGTAAAGGGTTCTGTGGTCTGGAAATCCCTTCTGTCCGCAAAAGTCAACATATTTTTGCAAAAAAGATAAAAAAGTTTCAGACACAGGCCGCGAAGGCGGTGGAGAAGACCGCGTCAGCAGATAGGAAGCCCAGGATTTCGCGGGGATAGGCGTTCAGCCAGTCTTCGACCTTCTGGATTTCCTGGACGCTGACTTTGCTGAAGTCCGTCCCCTTCGGGAACCAGCGGCGGATCAGGCCGTTCGTGTTTTCGTTGGTCCCGCGTTCCCAGGAAGAATAGGGGTGGCAGTAATAGACCTTCGTCCGCGGCCCCTTTCGGCGACAGCTTCGTTCCATGCCGTCGACGTCGGCAAACTCGGAACCATTGTCGACGGTTATCGACTTGAAGGTGGCACGGAAGGCCGGCGATCCCATCTTCCGTTCCAGGTGGTCCAGGGCGCGAACTACGCTGGCGGCGGTGTGATCCTGGACCTTGATGATCAGTTCCTTCCTGGACAGTCGTTCAGACAGGACCAGAAGGGCCGGCTTCGTCTTCTTCTTTCCCAGGACGGAGTCCATTTCCCAATGACCGACGGTCGTCCTGGCGTTCACTTCCTCCGGCCGGTGTTCAATGCTGGTTCCGGCGGACGCCCTGGCGCCCTTCTTGTGGGTGCGGGTGTAGCCGCGCTTGTTCTTACCGTGACGGGGAAGGTCGCGCATTTCAAGGGTCAGGAAGACGCCCTTCCGGATATAGGAATACAGTGTCGACTTACAGATCGACGTCTTGAACTTCATTCCCTTGACGCGGATTTCTCCAAGGACCGCCGCCGGCGAATAGCCGTCTTCCACGATCCGCCGTTCAATGTAGGCCGCCAGTTCGTGGTCGTTGCCGATCTTTAACTGTGGGCCTTTGTTCGTGCCGTTGTACTTCTTGACTGATTCGGCGACGTCACAGCTATAACGGACTTCCTCCGTAAGGTCGGAATTGGTGTGGATATACTGGCCGCGCTTCAGTTCATAATATACCGTTCGAAGGCTGACGCCCAGGGCGTCGGCGACGGCCTGTTTCGTCATACCCTGGCGAAGATACTTTTCGATATTCAGGCGATCCGCTCTGGTCAGTTGCTTGAATCTGCGACGTTTCATGGTGTTTCCTCCGTTCGGTATAAAATAAAAGGCCCCGTCCTTTCGGACAGGGCCTTCGCGTTCACGCGCTCTGCTTTGCGATCTGTGCTTCGATCGCTTCCTTGATAAAGGCGTTCACGCTCATTCCGGCCGCCGCCGCAGCCTGGGCGATGATCTCCCTGTTTCCCTTCGGGACCGTTATTTCAATTCTGTCATACGCCTTCAGGTTATAGCGTTTGTTTGCGGCTGTCTGCGCCTTTGACATTGTGAATCACCTTCCTTCTGGTGCTTATTATATACTACCGGTAGTATATTGTCAAGCAGAAAAAACGGCCCTCCGGTTCTGGTCCGGAAGGCCGTTCATTCTTCGTCTTCGATCAGGTTTTCAAAGGCCACGCCGAAGACCGCCGCGAAGGCGCGGACTTCGTAGTCTGTAACCAGGCGGTCGCCGGATTCGATCTTGCTGACGACGTCCTGTTCCATGATTACGCCCTGGGTCTGCATTTTGGCGGCAAGGGCCGCCTGGGACCATCGTCGCGCCGTCCGAAGACAACGGACGCGATTTCCACAGATATTCTTCCGGCCGTTGTAGTCGAACTTCTTCACGCCTGATCCTCCCGTTATGGTAATATCCCATATTCTAATTGACTTTAGCATAAGATTCCGATATTCTTATGGTAATATCCCATAACTTCGGGGTAAATATCAAAGGGAGGTTCTGGCATGGGTGCGAAGAACTGGGTCCTGGAAGGCGACTATAAACACAAAGCGGTCATTATGCAAGGCGGGAAGGCGGTTTTGAACGTCGGCCTGATGAAAAATCTGAAGCTGGACAGTTCCACGATTGACCAGATTGAAGTCGTGGACGAAGATTCCCAGAAAAGCATGGGTTCCGCCGTGGCGCGCGGCGCCGCCGGCGCTCTGCTTCTGGGTCCCCTGGGCGTCGTGGCGGCCGCGACCGCGAAGACGAAGGGGGTCCATGTGGTGGCGATCCAGTTCAAGGACGGGAAGCGGTCCCTTCTGGAACTGGACGACACACGGTTCAAGGCGATCAAACTCGCGATGTTCTGAAGAAAGAAAAAACGTCCAGGGGTTCGTCCCCTGGGCGTCTTTCTATTTGAAATACTTCATGTAGCCACGCTTCTTCAGTTCCTGTTCGAAGCGGCGCTGAAGGCGCGCGTTCTGGGTGCGCTTCGTGGCGTTGACGGCCCGTTCCAGGGTGTAGTGACCAGGAATCAGGGAATGGACGAACATTCCCCCTTGCGGGTCCTTCGGCTGGTAGACGAACGACTTCCCGTCCCAATGTCCAGGGACGAAGTGGCCGCGGAAGCCATATTCCAGGGGCTTCGCATAATCCAGGTTATTGAAGACGTCGATCTTGTAGGCCGTCCCGATCCGGATCGCCTTCGAACTACTGTTGAAGTTCCGGCGGTAGTCGCCGGTGTTGATGATGTTCTCTTCGGTGCAAATCTTCCTGGCCTGGTCACGGGCGAAGCGGCCTTCGCCGACGACCAGTTTGTCCATGATCTCCGGTATATCGGCCTGAAGGGCGACCAGGGCCTTCCCGAAGTTCGCCAGTCCGTCCAGCTTCATTCCCATCGTCAGACCTTCTTCGTATAGGACAGGCTGATCCAGCCGGCGCCGGACTTCAGGCGGCCCCAGTTGCCCTTCTGCTCGACGATGGTATAGACGCCGCGGTCCTTGATCTGGCCGGTGACGGCGTAGGTCGTGCCAGGGCCTTTTCGGATATTCAGGACGGACGCCGTGATCCGCACCAGGTAGGGGGTGAAGGTGGCGCCGCTGGGCGTCTGGCTGGGCTTCTTCTCCGGCTCCGCCGGCGCGGCCGCGCCCAGGCGCTCGTTCACCTGGGCCGCGATCTGGGGGTGGAGATTATAGAGATAGTCGCCAGGACAGGCCTTGTTCGCGAACCACCGGTGAACGGTCATGTTCTGCTTGTCCACCTGGCCGATCAGGGACTTGTCGCCCTTCCACAGAAGGGCCTTGATCCCATTCCGGCGGCAAATATCCACCAGAAGGTCGATCAGGGCGGCCAGGGCCTGGTCCGTCACCTTGTAGGGGTGCTTCGTGTCGGACGCGACTTCGATCGTGATCGCGCGGTGGTCGTTGGAGCGGGACGAACTGCACCAGGACCGGTCCTGTTCCTCCACGGACAGGCCGATCGAACCGTCCTTCCCGACGACGTAGTTCGCGGAACACTCGCGGCCGGTGGTGGCGAAGTAGTCACAGCCTTGCTTCGCCGTCCATTGTCCGACAATACAATGAATCGTGATGGTGTCGATCTTATGATTCCTGGGGCTGGTCCTGTTCGGGCTGATCCTGGAGTACGTCACTAACGGGCTGTTGCTCATGCTCTTTTTCCTCCTTTGCGGGTACGGTGTCCGCCGGCGTGTTCAGGATCGCGACGAACTTTGTGAAGGCTTCCTTGATATACTTACAGGCGACCAGAAGGACCGCGCCGACGATGATCAAATCGGCGAACAGTTCCGCGTATTCGTCAGGAATCGTCCAGCCGACTTCCGTCGCGAAGATCGGAAGGGTGGTGATCGCGATACACAGAAGGGTCAGTCCGACGATGAACGTCAGCGCCTTCAGGCCGCCGGTCGCCAGCTTTTCGCGGCTGAAGGGTTCACAGTTGATCTTGATGTTGTACCACAGGGAGAACACGACGTTCGCCAGGTAGGCACACAGGAAGATCGCCATAGCATAGCCGATCTTGATCAGGTTTCCGATGATGATTTCAAACATGGGTTCATTCCTCCTTGTCGGCCAGGTCGCCGTATTGCCGGCGAAGTTTGATCCTGTTTTCAGTCTTTGCCTTGCTGTAATAAAAGCCGGTCGCCGTGGCGGCTTCCCCGAAGATGGCCGGTATCAGGTAGGCCAGGGCGTCCGTGTTGCTGGTCCTCCACACCATGACACAGGTGAAGGCCGTCACGAAGATCGTGACGGCCCCCACGGTGCAAACGATGATTTTGGAGAACTCGCGGCGGGGTTTACTGTGCCTTTTCAAGGTCTTCGATCCGGTGGTTCGCGGCCTTGATCCGCTCTTCGATAAGGGCGGCCTGTTCTTCCAGCTTGAAGGTCCGTTCGATCACAGAATTATGCTTGTCGACCTTCTCTTCCAGCTTATCCAGGCGATAGGCAATCAGGGCGGAACTTTTCCGGTTCGCCAGGTAGGCACCGGCCAACGTGCCGACCATAGAAAGAACGGCGATGATGATCCCTTCGGTCATGCCGTCACCTCCGTCCAACCGTAGACGCCAGGTTCCCAGACGTTCGACGCGACGTCGGACGTCCAGTGCTTCCCGTTATGGGACACCTTCGCGCCGGCGTTATAGGCGTCATGGGCGCCGACCGGCTGGGACCATTCCGGCCATTCCTCCGTCGGGTCGCCGATCTTCGACCACAGGGACGCGGCGGCCGCGGGGGTCCAGTCGGCTTGCGAAGTGTGGTCCTGGTTGCACCGGTACAGGTCGGAACCGTAGCGGCGGATATTGCCCTTTTTGTAGGCGATCGGGTAGGCCCAGGGGGCGAACTGCTCGACGTTCTCCGTGGCGGTGACGTCGTCGATCTGGCCGCCCTCCGCCAGGACCACGAAGGCGATGGACGCCGCCGCCGCGATCTGGGTGACGGGGTTGTTCTTTTCCTGTTCCTGGGCTTCCTTCATGCTGACGGTTTCGCAGTCGTGCGAGTTGAAAGACATTTTGCTTCCCTCCTTTCATCAGGCGAAACGGATCGTCGCCTGGGTGATCTCGATTTCCTCCGTTCCCTTCAGCAGATAGAACCGATAGCCCAGGCCGTAGCCATTTGCGACGGTGCTGTTCGCGAAGGTGTGGACCAGGCGGTTCGCCTTCTCCGTGATGTCCTCCCAGACGGGGTTCGTGTCGAACGGGTTGTTCGTCACTTCCAGGTGGAGCGTGGAACCGGCCGGACGGTCGGACGGGTACAGGGAAACGAAGACCTTCGTGACCTTCGCGTCGGTGTTGAAGGCGCGGGCCGCGGCGATCCTGGTGACGGTGCGGCTGAAGGTGATGTTCCGGACAGCCGTTCCACCGGCGCCGTCGGACGCGGTGATCTTCAGGACGTGGGTCCCCGCGATCAGCCTGATCCAGACGGGCGACAGGTCGGCGGTGTTCTGGGCGCCGGCCGTGGCCGTGTAGGTGCGAAGGGTGATCGTTTCGGCGCCGTTGGTCAGGGCTTCCGTCACGGTCAGGGCCTGGGTGGCGGACTGGGCGTCGGTGACGGTGTATTTGTAGGTGAAGGGGTCGGTCTTCGCGCCCATGTTCTGGTCGGAACCGCTGATCACGGGCGGGGTGTTGTAGGAAATGGCCTTTCCGGAACCGGTGCAATACGCCGATTCATTCCCGACCGCGTCCACGGCCTTCACGCGCGCGTAGTAGGTTGTTCCGCTGGACGGGACCGTGTCCTGGATCGTCTTCGCGGTGGTGATCCCGATCTGGGTCCAGACGCCGGAATCCACCTTCCGTTCCCAGACGTAGGAAATGGCGTCGCCCTCTGGATCGGTCGATCCGCCGGTCGACAGGTTCAGGTTCTGTCCCGCCTGGGGTGTGCCGTAGGTAATGGAAGACGGGGCTGTGGGCGGCTGGTTCCACAGAAGGATATAAGCGCCGTCTGTGTCGGTTGTATCGGATACCAGATTCGAAGATGCCAAATACAAAGCCGGCCGGACGCCGCCGTAGCCGATGTGCGCGGTGTAGTAGTACAGACTGCCGCCCGTGTGGACACAGCGCGCGTTGTTCGCGTAGCCGGCGTTCGGGGTTCTTGACCACCACCACCAATATTGAGAAGCGGACAGGCTGGAACTGGTGTAGGTGGACTTGCTGACGGCTTCCGCCGTGGGGTAGCACTGGCGGCGCGACGCGGAATTGAAGTAGGACCACAAGGAACCTTCGGCCACGCCGTTTTCATTGGAAAGGCCGACGTTCGTGTTCGAAAGCAGAAAGACCTTTCGAACGATGTCTTCGTAGCCGCCGCCGTCGGTGACGGTGTTCTTCGCGACGCGGATCGTGGAATCCAGGATCGCGTTTCGGAAGTCGGCTTCGAAGTTCGCCAGGAAGCCGGCTTCGGTGTCGTAGGGGTTATAGCCGTCCCAACAGTTCGCGGCCGTGGGCGGGGCGTCGGCTCCGTGCTGTGCGGCATACCAGGACGCGGCCGCGCTGTTCAGCCACTTGTCGATGTTGGAAACGGAATAGCGGTTGTTTCCGTAGCTTCGGCGGTCACTGTTGCTGTTGCTCGGCTCCTTCGCGTCGTAGCATTTCAGGGTGATCATGCGTTCCGTCACAAGGCCCGTTCGGCCCTGGGACGTGTCCTGTGTGCCGACGATCCACCGGATTGCCTGTCCGTTGTACTTTGTGTTCGCCGACTTGACGACGCTTCCAACGGGCAAAGCGGATAGAGATTTCGCCATAGGGTTTTCCCTCCATTTCTTCCCTGAACAGGTTGAAGAACAGGTCGTCGATCTCGCTGATCAGGTGATAACTGTTTCCGTGGTCTGCGTGACCGGTCCAGGAATTATAAGACTGAAGGACCGTGTCGAAGTCGACACGGCCTTCGTCTACCAGGTGGCGGAACTTCTTGATCTTCCGCCTGATCCGGTTCTTGCTCTCACGGCGTACCTTCCGGACGACCTTTCCGCTGTCCGTCAGGTAGGTCCGAAAGCCCAGGAAGTCGATTCCCTGGGATAACGGGAATATGGCCGTCTTCTGGTTCAGTTCCAGGCCCATCGGGGCCAGGAACTGGCGGATTTCTTCAAGACAGAACTGCAAATAGGCCCTGTCTTCGTGTATCAAATAGAAGTCGTCCATGTAGCGGCCATAATACTTGATTCCCAGACGTTCCTTGATCATGTGGTCCATGTCGGACAAGTACAGGATCGCGAACCATTGTGAAGTGTGGTTCCCGATCGGAATACCTGGCCCTTCCGTGGAATCGACGATCATATCCAAAAGCCACAGGACGTCGCGGTCCTTGATCAGCCGGCGAAGCTGGCTTTTCAGAACGTCGTGATTGATACGATAGAAATACTTTCGGACGTCGCACTTCAATACCCAACCTTCGACGCCGTTCTTCCGGTAGTAGGCCGACATGAACGACTTCAGGCGGTCAAGGCCGAAGTGGGTCCCTTTGCCCTTCTGACTTGCGTAATTGTCATAGATGAACGTCTTCGAAAGGACCGGTTCAAGGACCTGTTCACATAAACAATGCTGAACGATCTTGTCGCGGAAGCTGTTATACATGATCAGCCGTTCTTTCGGTTCATGCACGAAGAAGCAGTTGTACGGGGACAGGCGGTATTTGTGGCGCTGAAGCATGACCTGAATGAACAGAAGGTTTTCCAGGACGTTCGCTTCATACTTGCACACGGAATACTTCCACCGTTTCCCTTTGCGCGCTTCTGTAAACGATTGATATAAATTGTTGAAGTCCGTCACGGACGCGAAGTCATGGGTGGGCGTTCCCTGATCCTTCATAAAGAAAAATCCTCCTTGACGCTGATAGTCCGGCCGTCGCTGTTGAAGGCCTTTCGTCGTCAATCATGTATTTACCGAAGGGACTGTCGCGGCCCTTCGGAAGGAAACGATCTCCTTTGTTGGTGATACTCTGTTTTCAGGCTTTCCGCCCTAATCAGTCCCGTTTTCCACCAAATCCGGCCGGACGCCGTCGTTGCCGTTGTACGCGTTGTTGTTGTTCAGACTGCCGTCCGTGTTGACATTGCGCGCGTTGTTCGCGTTGCCGGCGTTCGGGGTGACAGATCGTTCCCTAATGATTTATGATCAGCCTTCAGGAATCGGGCCGGACGGCTCGACGGGGATTCCCGTTTTCCGTTCGGCGTCGTACCATTTGGCGGTCATACATTTCACGTCGACCGTCAGTTTCGCCCAGTAGTCGAAGGTCCCGCTGTCGATATAACCGCGGTCCTTCGAAAGCTGGATCATGTGCAAAAGTTTCTTGCACTCCGTCAGCGCGGCGCGCTGAAGTTTCAGGCGGTCGGCCTTGTCCTGGTCGTCCATTATGGGGAAGATTTCGTTCGCTTCGACCAGGTAGTCATAAATCGCCAGGGCGTGGCCCTGGATTTTATTCGTCACGGAAAATCTGATCTTCTTCGGAAAACGCTTCGGGTTGTCGGTCGTCGACAGGGTGAAGCCGATCATTTTGTCCGCGACGGGCAGTATATGAAGCGGACTTTCGCCTTTGCTGGGCTGGCTCCGCTGGTAGTTTCTTCGCGATCCCATTGATACACCTTCGATTCCGGATATTCTCGACCACAGCGGCGTCGCCGGTAAAGTCGAAGCCGTAGTCCCGAAGGACCACGGCTTCTTCCGTGCCGGCGTAGGTCATGCCGCAAAGAACCACGCTGTCGCCCTCACAGAAGCCGCACACGGGACGAAGTTCCGTGAACAGGTTCGATATAAGGCAAGAGGTTTCCGACGGCGTGGCGGCGATCCTGGTCACAGATACAGGCGGTTCCTTGTCTGGTCCAGAATCCCTTCGGGAACTCCGGTCCCGTCATAGCCCTTCCAGTAGGAAAGCTGTGCGGGGGCGAAGGTGTGGGTCACGGTGGTTCCGGTGAAGCCGGTGTTCAACTGTTCCTTGATCGCTTCGATGTCGCTGTCCTGGCGGCGCTGGACCTGTTCCGTGTTCTCTCCGGTGGTTTCGTTGACAGTGTCCGCGGCCTGGGTGTGGAACAGGGGCGCCGCGTAGGCGGTCATTTGCGCGCGGGTGACGTAGGAACCAGGGGCGACCTGAACGGACACGGACGCGGCTTCCTGGTTCGTCACGAAGACGGCCAGGTCGTGGACGTGGACGGTGTCCGCGTCTTCTGCGAAGGACGTCGCCGGAAGGACGTTGTCGGTGTCGCCGCCGTCCAGCCAGCCATAACAGAACATGATTTCCGCGCCGTCGATGTTCTTCCCGTAGACGGCGACTTCTCTGATCCAGACAGGGGCGTCCAGGCCTTCGTTCGTCACCTGGACGGGGATTCGCATGATCGCGGGGTCGCCTTCGATCAGATCCTTTTCGCCCAGGCTCACGGCGACGTTCTCCGGTGTCACGATCCCCGTCAGAGTGTTCGGGCTGACGGTGGCGACGCCGCTTCCGGCCGCCGCGTGTGTCAGGATCAGCGGCTTTCCGGCCGCGATCAGGGCTGTCAGGGCCGCCGCGCCGGCGTCCGTGACGATAGACTTGAATCTTGCCATGTGGTTTTCCTCCTTATGTGGCCGGCGTGTAGACGTGCCGGTTCATAGTGACCATGACGGAACAGGCCGCCGCCTGGGCCGGTTCGTCCTTCTGTGGAATGTCCGCCGTCAGTCGAAGGACCAGGTTCGCGGGGATCATCTGGCCCAGGGTGGCGATCAGCGCGTCGCGCTGTGAATAGCCTTCCAGACGGATTCGAATGAACAGGTCATAGGCGTGTTCGTCCAGGGTGACGGTGAAGTCGTCCGTGATGGTCTTCAGGTACTTCAGAAGGGTCCTGTAAGTGTAGGGAAGCTGGTCCAGGTACTTGATCAGGATTCGTTCGCGGCGCGCTTCAAGGGTGTCCCCGTCGGCCGCGTGAAGGCCCATGATCGCTTCCCATCGCTGACAGCCATATTCGGACAGGGTCGACAGGAAAAAGTCGTCAGCGGCCGTCCTGACGTCGCCCAGGGCCTTTTCGAACTCTGGCTGTTCTGCGTTCGCAATCTGCTGGAACTCGACCAGGTCCTGAAGGCACCGCGGCCAGTAGTCTTTAAGCTTCATTCGTGATCCCTCCCATGACGGGGATCGCGTCGGACGCCAGGGCGATATTCTGGGTTCCGCCGTTGATCTTCGTTCCGGTAATGTCGATCACGCCGTCCACGGACAGGACCTTCGTTTCCACCTGGGACACGCGGACGGTGATTCCGGACTGGTTCGCCCAGTCCTTCGCCAGGGCCGCGAAGTAGTCGTTGACCGCCTTCGTGACGCCGGCCTTCACGGTGTCCCATGTGTAGCCGGCGGCGAAGGTCAGCTTGAAGGACACGTTGATCTTCGTTCCGGTGACGCCGGTGACGGTGACGACGTGGCCGATCGGCGCGATCCCGACGCCTTCGCCCTGGTTCTGGGTGGGGTCGACGGCGGTCTGGACGGTGTCAACCAGGGTCGAAGACGGAACGCTCCAATCGCTGTCAACGAAGACGATCTTCACGGTCCCGCCGCCGTTCCAGACGGGGATCACCTTCACAGCGCCCACGCCCTGAAGAAGTTCGACCTTCGTCCGGTAGTCGGCGATATTGCCGCCGTATGCCTGGGCTTCCAGGCTTGCCTTGTATCGGGCCAGAAGGTCGGCGTCGCTCTCTTCATCTTCGCCGTTGATCAGAATGTCGGCCAGACGCGCCGCGCCCAGGCCTTCGACATAGTCGATCGGGAAAAGGGTTCCCTGGTACTGGTTGCCGGCGGCTCCGGCCGTTTCACACAGAAGTTTGAACTGGCCGGTGGCGATCTTCTCCGTCACGACGTAGTTCAGGGCGTCGCCGGAATAGCGGGAACCGATCGGGACGTCCATCGCTCCGCCGTCCCCGTCCTCAAAGTAGCCCTTGCGGATCGCGGCTGTGGCCGGCGTCCGAAAGACGCTTCGTTCCTGACACTTCCTGGTCAGGTCGTCGCCTTCCTCTGTATCAGGGAAGGCGCGGTCCATCAGATACGCAAGTTCAATATACATGATCGCCAGTTCGGCGGCGGCCGGCGCGATCGCGTCATAGACGACCGAACCTTCCCGCTTGTCGATGGAAGCGGCCACGCGGGAAAGGCACCGGTCCATGATGTTTTCGAAGGTCATGTTTTCATACAGCATTGTCGCCGACCTCTCTTTCGATAGGGATTTCGCCGAAGATGGTTTCGGCGGTGAACTTCACGGTCGCCGTTCGCTTGTCGACCTGGGACACTTCGAAGTCGGTGACGTCGGTGATCCGGCTGTCCGCCAGAAGGGCTTCCGTGATAACGCGCTTGATTTCGCTTGCAAACACCTGATAGCTTTTACCGACGACCGCGTCCAGTTCGATTCCGTAGTTCCAGGAATAGATCAGGTAGGCGAACCGTTCCGTCTGAAGGATTTTATAGATCGCTTGCTTCATGGCTTCCGTTTCGTCACAGAAGCCGCCGACACGGCCGGCGTCGAAGTCGATCTTGTAGGTCCGCGAAGGGGCTTCGGCGGCGGTCTGGACTTCCAGGTCTTCGCCGATCTTCACTGTGGTCGCGTTTGGAATCATAGGCTATACCCTCCCCAAGACAAGAAAGGCCTGTCCGCCCTGGTTGCGAAGTAAGATCACCTTGTCGCCGACGGCCAGTCCATAATAATATTCCGACGTTTTGTCGGTGTTGGTTTGGTAGTTGTTCTTCAGGGTGTGGGAATGGGAAGCGAAGGCCGCTTCGCCGCTTCCACCGCCCTTTTCCATCGTGGAAGGGGCGTCCTTCATGCCGGTGTGGTAATGCGTAGGATAGAAGCCGGCCCGAAGTTCCTTCGGAACGACGATCGCTTCGCCGGATATGTCGAAGCGGTTGTCGACGCGGATCGTCAGTGGCGACGTCTTTGTCACCTTCCCGAAGAACCAGGCCGTCGGCGCTCCGGCGGCGGTGGTATTCTCCGCGACTTTCTTCATGGTTTCTAAAAGGCCCATATCACACCACCTTCAGTTTCAGCGTCATTGTTTCCTTCAATAGGTCGTGCGTGGCTTCCTCGATCAGGAAGAAGGACTTCACGCCCACGGCGCCGATCCCGATATACAGGACGCGGCCGGCGCGGACAGACAGGTCAGAAAGCGCGTCCAGGCTGAAGGATCGTGACGGCCTGTTGTAAAGTTCCAGCATTTTCGCGCCCCGTGCCTTGATCTGGGCTTCGTTCATGCTTTCGTCGACCGTTTCATAGTCCTGAAGGATTCCCCACAGGGTCATGTTTTTTGAATCCTGGTAGATATAGACGTCGCGCTTGCCGGTTGTCTTGTTGTCCTTGACCAGTTTGATCTTGTTGTAGGTGTCGGAATCTATGTTCTGTTCGTAGGTGAAGCCGGTCGCAAGGCTCCCGTCGCCCACGAACAGGTCCAGCTTCGCCGTTTCGACGTCCGTGATCGCCAGGGAACCGAAGTCGTCCCACAGGACGAACATTTTTCCCGTGTTGATCAGGGTCAGGTCGATCGCCTTCAGGGCGATGTCGAAAAGGGTCTGGCCGTCTTCGATCATGGAGGGGATCGCGTAGCCTGTATTTGCCAGGGTGCCGGTCTTCAGCTTGAAGTCTTCGGCGATCTGCTTCACGATCTGGTCGGCGCGCTTGCCGGTGAAGACATAGGTTTCCTTGTTTTTCTTCAGATACCAGGTCTGATCGTAGGCTGTGACCTGGACCTGGTCCTTTTCGTTCTGGCTGATCTTCACGACGTAGCCATAGAAAAGGCCCGTGGAACCGTTCTTCAGGACCAGAATCCCGCCAGGGTTCCACGCCACGGCGTCGTCGACGATCGCGGTCACGGTCAGGGAAGCGGGGGAACCGGACCTTTTCGTCGTCCACTTTGCCGCCGTGATCAGCGTCGTCACGTCATGCGCGGCGCCGGTCACGTTGTTCTGGTAAAGAATTGTGATCGCCATATCAGGGGATCGTGAACGTCTGTCCAGGATAGATCAGGTTCGGATTCTTCCCGATCGTCCCCTTGTTGGCGTTATAAATCTTCGTGTAGTCCGCCCCGTTGCCATACAGCGCCTTCGCGATGTTCCACAGGCAGTCCCCAGACTTCACGGTGTAGGTTTTCGGCTGACTGGCCGGCTGGCCGGCCCTGGTCGGTTCCTGGGTCTTCGCCGGTTCCGACTTCTGGGCGGGAAGGCTGATCCGCTTTGCGGAATAGTCCCGCCACTCATACAATTTGATCGAATAGTAAAAGTCGCCCAGTTCGCCGGACCTCTCTTCGTATTCGAAGGATTCCACGCCCATTTTGACGTTCATATCCAAGTCCGTTCCGGTGATCAGGAAGCGAAGGGGCGTCTTGCTGTCCCTGGCCGCCTGGATCGCCTGAATAATGGCGGTCGGGTTCCGGACCTGGCCCGTGGTATAGGGCGCGCTGGACTTCGGGAAGAAGCTGTCCCATTCGATGGTTCGAAGGCCCTTCTTCCGAAGGATCAGGATTTCGCCCAGTTCAAGGACCGTCGTCCGTTCATTCTTACCAGGGGAAGACACCTTCAGGGAAGCGGGAAGGACGGGAATGTCGATTTCCCGCCCCCCCGCGATCAGGGTCATTCTGTATCGGCTCATTAGTTATACACTCCTTCCGCGGCGGCGATGAACTCGCCTTCCAGCTTCCGTTCGATCGCGCTGACGACGTCGTCCAGGTCTACGCGTTCGCTGATCTGGGCGTCCATCGCGACAGTCGGGGTCAGGGTGACGAAGTTCTGGACATAGCGCATTTCCGCCACGTCGCGAAGGAACTTCAGGTCTTCGTCGGAGATATTGACGTCGCTGTCGATCTTGCCGACGGAACCGACGCTGTCCAGGTCCCCGCCGTTGATCGTGCCGGTGGCGCGGGACACGTCCCAGGAAGAAGTCAGGCTGTCAAGCTTGCCGGTGATCTGGGAAAGGTTGTTCGCGATCCCCTTCGCGCCGGTGGACCAGGCGGCCGCCGTGCTGGCCGTGTCGATCTTCTCCATACGGTCATAGCGGACGGCGTTTTCTCCATAGCTGGCTTCGATCTTTGCCTGAAGGCCGCTTCGCCAGTTGCCGACGGCGTCCGACAGGCTTGATCCGAAGACTGCGTCGATCGCGTTCGCTATGGTTTCCAGGACGCCCAGAACAGAATCCGCCAGTCCCAGGAACAGACGTTCAATGGAGCCGATCGGATCGACGAAGACATTCGCGAAGAACTCCGCGAATGTGGCGATGAAGTTCCAAATGTCAGCGATCAGGTTGTAGCCGAAGGCGTACAGGCCGCCCAGAAGACCGCCCACGAAGCCCACGACGTCTTCGATGGTGACGCCGGCGTCCATCGCGGCACGGATCAGAAGGGCCACAAGGGCGATCGCAAGGACCAACGGCGCATTTACAAGCGCCCAGGCCGCGGCCTGTGCAAGGATAGGCGCCACGGTCGCCCATAGACGGGTGATCATAACGGGAAGAAGAACAATCGCGATAGCCGTCAGGATCGCGGACACGGTGGGCCAGTTGTCGACGACCACCTGGGCGATCCAGGACACGCCGTTCGCGACATAGCCCAGAAGCCCCATGACCACGTTCAGGGCAACACAGACGCCGTCCAGGGCGCCGGTGTTCTGAATGGTGTCCAGAAGGTTCGTCACCGCCGTCAAAAGGCGCATGACGCCGCCGACCAGCTTCTGTCCGGCCGCTTCGTACAGTTGCCCGATCTTGTTCTTGAACTGCTCGATCTTGCCGGTGGGGGTGTTGGCGTAGGATTCGGCCAGTCCGGCCCAGGACTGATTGATCACGTCGTTGATCACAGCGACCTTTTCCATGTCGGTTCCGGTTTCTATGATCTTCTGCTGTGCTTCAGTCAGTTCGAAGCCCTTCTTCTTCAGGCCGTCATAGGTGCCATCTAAGGCCTTGCCAAGCTGGGTCGCGTATTCGACCATCTGGCTTTGATCCACAGACGGGCCGCCCATGCCGGCGGCGTAGTTGGCAAGGGTCCCCATAGCCGCGGAAAGGGCTTCGGGGTCCTTCAGATAGGTTCCCAGTTCGGCCGCGCCGGCGACGAAGGTGTCGCCGCCGAAGGTAGTCTTCGATTCAAGGGCGGACGCCCTGTCGCGGATCGCGTCGAAGGCTTTCTGGTCCATGCCGGCGTTCTTCATAACGACGCCCAGTTGGACTTCGGCGTTGTACTGGTTCGAAAACTCTTCCAGGGCCTTTTGAATCTGGCCTTTTACGGCGGCGACTGAAAAGACCGCCAGGGCCTTCTTGATCAGGCCTTCCGTTCGTGACCAGGCGTCGGAAACTTCTTCCGCCCCCTTGCCGGCGTCCCTCTGCCTGTTGATAAAGGCGTCCAGGCGCTTTCGGGCGCGGTCGATCAAAGACGCGCTGTTTTCCAGTGTCCGGCCAGGGTTCACGGCCTGGGTGGCCTTGTCCGCAGACCTGGCGGCGCGCTCCATTTTTTGAAAGGCAGACGTGATCCGCTTCAGTTTCGCGGACATACCGTCGCGGATCGTCATAGGTGTCGAAACACCAGGCACGGTTCATCACCGTCCTTTCTTCCCCCGCCGCGCCGCGGCCCGTTTCTGCTCCTTCTTCTCTTTCTCGACCTGAAGGTCGATGGAAGCATAAATGAAGGCCCGTTCCCGAAGGGGAAGGGCCATCAGCGCGCCAGGGAGGATTTTCAGCCGGTGAAGGGCGTAGTGTGCATAGACGGCTTCGCCGTCCGCGTCTTCCTCACGCTCTCCACCGGTGATCAGTTTTTTGCTTCTTCGCGAAGGTCGTTCACGTCGTCGGTGAAGCCGTTGACGTCCTGGATCGCGACCAGAAGGTCGACGAACTGTCCAGGCTTCAGAAGGACGTCGATCAGGGCTTCGGCGCCCATGACGCCATACTTCGCCTGAAGGTCGGCGTCCTTGAAGTTCGGGTCCACGCAACAGGCGATCACAAGGCGGTTATTGTAAAGGTCCATATCGGTTTCCGTGGTCTTCTGGTGGGTCTTCTTGTCGAAGTTCACCTTCTGACAGGTCTTCCGAAGGGCCTTGTTTTCGCCCTCTGTGATCGACTTGACGGTGAAGGGGACGGGGAAGCCGCTGATCGCGACTTCCGCCGTCACCTGTGCGCGCTCTTCGCTCTGCATAAGAAATTCCTGAAGTTTACCCATTTGTAAGTCCTCCTTCTGAATGGTGGTGGTTAAATCTTATTGAAGGCCTTCAGAATGTCGAAGTCCTCAAAGGTGAAGTCCGCGTCTTCGTCCAGGGCGTCGTCGCTGTCGCCGTCCAGCTTCGCCAGGATCACGGAATCCAGGTTACAGCCGATCAGAAGGGTCGTCTGTTTGCCGGCGGCGGATTCTTCGTCGTCGTTCTCGACGACCATGTCGAAGTAGACGTCCACGCCGGTTTCCTTCCACTGGCGGATCAGTTCGCGGAACAGGGGCGTCATGTAGTAAAGGGTCATGGAGCCGGTCCCGTTGGCGCCGGTGGTCTTATGGCCCGTCATGCGCTTCCCGATCGCCTTCACTTCGGACTTGCTCTTCTCGACGGTGGCTTCGATGGTCTTCGCGAAGAACAGTTCTTCGTTGTTACCGTTGATCTTCGCGTAGGCACGGCCGGCCTTGCCGGAAATGGTATCAGGTGCGTTCAAAGTCTTCATTCTGGGTCACTCCTTTCGTCAGTTCACGACGACGGTCATATACAGCTTTTCCATGCTGTCGTTCGGCTGAAGGGCGCAGTCGACCGCGACGTCGCGTTTGCCGTCGCCCTGCTGAACGGTGATGTCGTCGGACTTGAAGTTACTGATCGCGTCGATCGACTGATACTGAAGGGCCAGGGACACCAGGTCAGCCTTGAAAAGCTGGCGGCCGGTGTCGCTGTTCGTCACCAGGCCGATATAGGACTCGCCGAAGATACGGGCGACGTCGTTCGCCCAGCCGTCCATGACGCGGACGACGCGGTTCGACACCCAGTCGGAAGACATATTCTGGCCGATGGTGGTCAGGCTGTTGATGTCCGTCAGGACACGGGCCTTCCCGTAGTCGGCATAGAATACGAACTCGCCGGCCTTGATCGCGGCTTCGAACTGGGACTTCGTGTATTTGATGTCGACGTCCACGGCGTCGTCGTAGGCGGTGTTCGTCAGGGACTCGTTCACTTCCGCGCCGGCGGAAGCGCCAGTCACCCAGGCGACGGCCTTGTCGCCGGTGATGGTGATCCCGTTGGTCAGGACGACTCCGTTCTTCACGTTGATCAGGCCCATATTGTCGCCGTCGTAGTCGTAAAGGACGCCGACGATCTTTCTTCCTTCGTCGTCACGAAGACGCTTCACAAAGGCGCCATAAAGGGCCTTGACGTCGGTATTCGTGCCAGGATAGCCGATCACATTGAAGGATTCGACTTCGAAGGCGTTTAGGGCGGCCGTGTGCTTTGCGGCGTTGACAATGGCGTTCGTTCCACCGGTCAAGGCGGTTGCAGTTGCGGCCGTAAGAGTTGCCGCCGTTCCGAAGGTTACGAAGTCATTCGCTACCAGGGAAGCGGCGCCACCGGATTTCGCGACGGTCTGGCTATCCATAACCGCGCCGTCAAGATAGGTCACGACGTCGACCTTTGTCGCGTCGTCGACGTTGGTGATCACGGCGACCATGATGTCGTTTCCGTGTGTGCCACCATATTTCGCGGTGACAGTCATTCCGCCGACGGTTGCGCTGGCCTTTGTGCCGCCACCGTTTACGCGATAGATCAGAAGGGACTTCGCGCGTTTCAGTGCTTCGCGAACAAGAAGAATGTTCGCGTCGGTAGGATCGTAACCGAAGACTTTCAAGCTGGTCGCGTTGAAGTCGGTCGCGGTCATAGTGAAGACCTTGTCGTCAGGTCCCCAGTTAAGTTCAAGGGGAAGGGCGGCGACGCCACGGCTTCCCATTTTGGCGTTGGTTCCCATGCTTACAAAGTTGATGTAAGCACCAGGAAGAATTTTGTTCTGTACTGTGAAAGTACCACCACCAATAGGCATAGGTTACACCTTCCTTTCAAGAAATTCGGTCACAAGCTGGATTGCCTGTTCCCGTGTGTACTGCTGGCCGTCTTTTAGGATCGCCGCCACGGCGTCCCTGGGAAGGCCCAGCGTTGCGGATTTGACCAGTTGTTCTTTGCTGAAAGTAGGTTCCGCCTGGTCAACGGAATCAGCCTTTTTCTTTGTTGCCATTATTCGATTACCTCCGATCTGATTGTGTTGTCCTGGTCCAGATAATACATAGTCGGAATCACTTCCGGCGTGATCACAAAGTAGAAGTCCGCGTCAAAAAGAAACTGATAGACGCGGCTGTCGTCGTCCTTTCTGGCCGTGACGTTCGTCAGGCGAACCAGTCGGGAACGGCTTTCTGTTTCGACCACAGTCAGGGATTCGAATTCGTCCAGCATTTTTTCGGACCATTCGTTGAAGTCAAGGTTATCCTTCGACGCCAGGAAATAAAGAACTTCAATCTGGACATGACGCCGGCGGCGCCGATCCAGTTTCTTTTCCTGTGTCGCTTCGATAATTCCGACGAAGAAATTCCCGTCAGAATCCTTCGGGATTTCATTGACGAATACGTGTCGATCGGGCCACAGGCCGACAAGTTTTTCGGCGACAGCTTCAAGGAAGTTGTTCAGCGTCATTCTGTGCCACCTCCGTTCATGCGTTGACGAATGATCCGGTCCATTTTTCGGTTCAGTCGTGCCGCCTGGGTTGTCTTCGTGCGTCTTATAGCGCGCCGAAGGGTGAAATGACCGCGAACATAGCCGCCGGCCGGTCCGACGTACATTCCGCCGTCAGGGTCGTTTCTCTGGTACTTGAAGGAGTTTCCCTCCCAGTGGCCAGGAACGAAGTGACTTCGGAAGCCGTATTCAAGCGGCTTCGCATAGTCAAGATTGTTGAAGACGTCGATTTTGTACGAATTACCGGCGCGGATCGCCTTTGTTCCGCTTTTGAAGTTGCGTCGATAGTCGCCAGTGTTTACGATATTTTCTTCCTTGCAGATTTTACGGGCCTGGTCGCGCGCATAGCGTCCTTCGCCGACGGCCAGGCTGTCCATTATTTCAGGAATGTCGTCTTTCAACGCCTGAATCTGATTCTGGAAGGCCATAAGTTCAGAATTGTCCACGCTCACGCCAGATCACCGTCCTTTACTTTGATTTCTTGATGTGTCGCATAGACGGAAGGACGGCCGATCACTTCGAAGGTCAGGTTTAGACCACTGGAAGGATCGTCCCGTCCGAACCGTTTTACGACGATTGTGTCACCAGGAAGGACCAGAAGGTCCGGACTGGCGAAAATGACAGCGTCATAATCGACGTTGTTCTGTGCGTCCGTCTGTCTGCTATTGTCTGAACCTGTATACGATAGCGCGCAAATGATACCGTCATAAATCACAGAAGGGAAAGACGCTGAAATGTTGTTTTTCCCTCTCTGTGACGTTGTACGGCTCACGGTGGCGGTGTCTTCGTAGGTCAATTCGATTGCGGCGCGTTCAGCGCTTGCGTTTCCGAAGGCCATAGGATCACCACCTTAACACGCGATATTCGTTCAGGACAGTTTTCCACCCGAAGAAGTCGCCGCTGTCTGTTCCCAGGTTGAAGGTGTTCGCCGATCCGGAAGAACCGGAACCGGTGGCGAAGGAAGTCTGGACGTCGCCACGCTTCACAGACGCCACAGGACCGACGGCGGCCGTCGTGGTTCCCAGTCCGGCCGATTTGTAATAGCTGACACACATGACGATCAAGACGTTTTCCAGACGCGGCGGAAGGGTGTCCTGATTGATGTACGACAGGATCATATCTTCGACTGTCTGAATAACGAATTCCAGAACGTCGTCCTGATCCGTCGTTGTGATTCCCAGAAGGGCCTTGACCTTTGAAAGGCGGCTGTCCTTCGACATAAGAACGCGAAGGACGTCCGCACGTTCAAGATCAGTCAGGCCGTCCAGGGACGAAAGAATCTGTTCGAACATAGTTCCACCACCTTTCGGCGGTTCCGCTTTATTCGTCGCCCTGTGCGGCTTTGATCAGTTCGACGATCTCCGCCTTTGTGGCGCCGTCAGGAACCGCGATTTCGGCGTCCTGGGCGACTTTCAGAAGTTCGTCCTTGTTCATCTTCGACAGGGGCTTTTCGTCGCCCTGTGCGGCTTCCTGGCCGTCATAGACAACGAAGGAAGGATTCTTTCGAAGCTGTTCAGCGACCATTTCGGAATTCGGTTCCAGGATCGCGCCGGTTACAATACTTTTGAATTTTGTGTTCATGTTGCTACCTCCTATAAAGGCTCCGCCACTTACGCAGTGACGGAAGTTCCATACCAGAAAATAAGGTCAGGGGTAAGGGCCTTCGTGCCGTAGTCGAAGAACATAGACACGCCGTAGTCGTTGGAAAGAGGAATCTTTTCAGGCTCCTTGTAAGGATAGATAACCGCCGGCTGTGCGATAGCACCTTCGATCATGGCGATAGCGTGAACCGTAGTGGTCTTCGTCTTGCTGTCGGAAGCCGCTTCGGACGTCACAGGAAGATTGATAGAAGAATATACCCTTACACCGTGGAAGATAGCGAAGTCTTCGGCGGCCGTGTCCACGTTGGCGTTGTTGGTGCTCTTGTCAAGGTAGTTTCTGGCTTTGCCGTAGGTAAGAGGATCAAGGACAAGGCGGATCATGTTACGGGGAACGCCGCGAACATAATCGTTCTTGACACTTTCCAAAGTCTGAATGATACCTTCCAGAAGGTCTTCGATTCCGGCGTCGCTGGCCGGCGTGTAGGAAGTACCTTCGGCCTTTGCCTGGGCGAAGAAGGCGGTATCGAATTCAGACGCCACAGTGTCGACGTGGTTGTCAGCACGTCTGGCCATGATGTTTCCGACGCCGAAAGTGTCAAGGTCGAACTTTGCGGCTTCTTCGACGATCTCCTTGTGGGTGTTAAGGTTTACGGTAGTAGGCGGAACGGTGATCGCGTCGCCCTTGCCGGCAGTTCTTGCCGTACCGTAAGGCTGGGAAGCGCTGTTCTTGAAGCGCTTAAACTCGACGGAACCGCTGGCAGGATTGCCAGTGTACGCCTGGGACTTCAAGCCCTGGGAAAGGGTGTCCTTCTGAATGTTGCTGATCACAAGGCCGGAAAGTTCGGCAAGGTCTACCTTCGTAGAACCGGACTGGATCAGGCTGATTGCTTTTGTTCTTGCCATTGTAAATCATTCCTTTCTGATTTTTGGTTTGTGTGTTTTTACAAGCAAACGGGGCCGTCTGCTTTTGCGGCCGGTGCGCCAGGGGCGCCAGGCTCGGCCGGCTTTGCGCCTTTGATTTCAGGGGCGCCAGGTTTCGCCGGTTCAGTGAACAGATAGCCTTTCGATTCCTTGATAGGCTTCAAAAGGCCGTCAAGGTCTGTTTTCAGGTTGCCGGCGTCGTCGACGTCGATTTTCTCAAGGTCCAGAAGGCCGATAATGTCCGAAGGGTCGTGAACTTTCCCGTTCAGGGCCATTCGAAGGGCGGCGTTCTTGCTGATCTTCTTGATTTCGGCGTCATGGTTGGTTTGAAGGGTTGTGATAGTGGTCTGGGCCGTCTTCACGTCTTCGGCGATCTTGGCCGGATCGCCACTTCCGCCGATTGCCTTCAACGCTTCGGCGGCGGCTTTCAATGCGTTTTCCGCGCTGGTTTTGCCGCTGTTGGCGCCGTTGTACTTTTCGGCCGGAACGAAACTTCCGTCGTTTCCGATAACCAGGTCGACGTCCTTTCCGTCTTTGCCTTTTCCTTTCAGCGCTGTTTCAACCTGTTTCGTCAGGTCTTCGCCCAGAAGATTTTTGATTCCTTCAATGATCATGTGTGATCTCTCCTTTCTTTTCCGCTGTGTTTATCGTGACTTCCACACGCTTTGCGGTTCCGCCTGGTCGCCGGACGGGTGCGGCTGTTTTTTATATGAAAAAGACACCACCAAAAGGGTGATGTCTGATTCAACGCATAAGAAAACGCCGGTCGGAATATCCGATCGACGCTTATTCAGGGTGATATTTGCATTTCAAACAGATTTCCTTCTTGCCGTCCGTGAAGTCTTCCGGCTTCAAGTCCTTCGGAAGGAACCTGTCGGGGGTTGTCTTTTCGGCGACCATTGAAATATCGAAACAGTCGTCGCCGTTGACCTGTCTTTGAAGGACAGGACAGAAAACAGTTTTATTTTCCATTCTTCAAAACCTCCATAGCGGATTTTGTCTTTTTGTCGAATTCGTCCTTCTTGAAAGAAGTCCGGATCACGTTGTCGCCGGTCCGCACATACGAAGCGCCTTCTTCTGAATAGTAGTTCAGGAAGGTTTCGCCTGTCCAGTGACGCCTTTTCAGGGAAAACGCCGCGTTCTTGATGTAGGAAACGGCTTCTTCCTGGGTGACGCCGTGGCGGCGTTCGTTTATGTGCGCGACGTCAAGTGTCAGGGCGGAAGTATCAATCTTCGCGGCCGGAACTCTGACGGTTCCATATATGCCGGTAGCTTTGATCTTCTTGTACGTCTGGAAGTCGGCTTTCGTCGCTTCCGGAACGCGCCCTTTGTAAGAATAAAGACCTTTCAGGTCGGACCATTCGTCGGGCTTGCTATATTTCAAGCGCTGGAAGGTGTCGACGTCAGAAGGTGCGTCAGCGCCCAGGCGTTCGGAATAGGCTTCGAACTGTTCCAGGTCTGCTTTTCTATTATACACCTTTTGTCGCTCAACCTCAACCGATCCCTGACCGTTCCTGGCCACCTGTTCGTCGTACCATTCTTCGTAAGTTTTGGCTTTCGGCATAGGTTGACCGGAATTATACCAGTCCAGGGCGTCGTCTGGGTCATATTCTACCGTAGTACACCGACAATTCGGGTGTATCGGCGGATAATTGACACCGGCTTTCGCTTCGCTGACTTTGAAGTGTTTCCCGTCCAGGCTTCCGCAGACGTCACAGGTTCGGACTTCCAGCGTCGCCATGAATTCATATTGTTCGACGCCGGCTTCTTTGTATGCGGCCCGATCTGATTCCGCGTGAATATGCGCGGTTTCTGTCCTGACCAGGCGTTCGGCGTTCTTGTAGGACTGGCCCATTTTGGCCGCCAGGGCGGAAGACATGACGTTCACGCTTTTTCCCTGGATAAGTCCCTGGGTCAGAACTTCCCTGGTGTTGAAAAGAAGCGCCTGTTTGTTCTGCCATAGGCGATCGGAAAACATGGCGCCGGACCAGGGATAAGAAACGACGTTTTCAATGGCCGCATAGTCGATCTTTGCGATCTCGTTGAAGAATCCGGCCCTGGATTGAAGGTCATAACATTTCTTGTAATAACCTTCGACGAAGTCGTCGCCGAACTGGTTCTTCATTTGTGCGACACCTTTGTCAAACAGGTCGTTCAGGATCAGGTCGATTTGACCTTGAAGGGCTTCCAGTCGGGAAATAGAACTGTTCGCCGACAGGGCGTCCAGTTGTGCCGTCAGAAGCGCCTTGACCTTCGGGTCCTGGATCGTAGCGATATAGTCCACATATTCCGCCAGACTTGCTTTCCATTCCTGGAATTCCTTCCGGTTCAGAAGACGGACGGCCTGATCGTATGTAAGGCCATACTTGCCAGCGTACTTCGAATAGAAGGCGCTGATTTCGCGCTTGATAGCCTTCGCGGCGGATTCGTATTCCTGGAACAGCTTCGCCGTCAATGCCGCGTCGTGAAGGTAGGCTTCTTCGGCGCGCTTCAAGGCTCTTTCTGTCCAGTATGCTTCGTTATTCGTCATTGCCGTCACCACCATTCAGGCCGGCGCTGTCGCCGCCTTCCTGGCTGTCGTCGGCGCCCATAGCGTGATTGAAAAGGCCGTCGCCGTATTCTTCCATAGCGGCTTTCTTTTCTTCGTCGATTCTGGCCAGTTCTTCGTCGACGTCTGTGACCCACGGGTGATTTTGAAGGATCGTTCGTTTCGACAGAAGACCGTTGCTGTTCACGGCGTTGTTGATAATGTCTGTTTCGTTGACCGGAAGGTCCATATTGAAGACAATATCGAATTCTTCGTTTGTGAAGTCGCCCTGGCCGGTGATCTGGAAGTAAACGTCAATAAACAGTTTCAGACGACGGAATGTGTCTTTCAGTTCTGTTCCCAGGGAATCACAGTCAGCGTCAAGGTCCATATAACGGAAATTGATCGCCGTTCCGCTGGCGTTCCCCAGGTCAGGGTCCTTTGTATCGACAGCGGCCGCAAAGTCGAACAGATCGCGGCGCTGTTTGTCCAGGAAGGCCATGACAGCGTCGATATTTAGATCGGCCTGTAATTTATCCACGCCACCGTCAGACGTGACCTTGATCGCCATGTGTTCTTTCAGGTCTTTCAAGAATTCGGCCAGGTCTTGTCCGCCATAGTTACGAAGAATATAGATAAACTTCGCCACGTCGCGAAGAACATCGGAAGTGACGGACGTCTGCCAGTTGATGTCGTCGATCAGGTCCTTAATATAATAGCAAAGGGGAAGTTCTTCTTCGTTGTATTTCAGCCAGGCGATCGGACACTCTTCCCAGTTGTACGGCTTATTGTCAACGACGAAGTGTGGTTCCGTATAGTCAGACGCTTCGTCGCCGTGTTCTTTGTCGACATAGAAGTTTCCGGCGCCGGTTCCGGCGAAGGCGTCCGTCTTGAACCATTTCACACCACCAGGCCACCAGAATTCGGCGTGTGTGATTATGTGTTTCCTGGTTCCGATATAAATGACCTGGTCATAAAATCGAATAAAGGCGTCCAGTTCCGTTCGTTCAGCGTCGCGCCACAAAGGGACAAGTTCAGTCGAAGGAATACGCATAAATGCCAGTTTCCCGTCCCTGAAATAGGGCTGAATCCAGGCAATACCGGACTTGATCGCGCCTTTTCCCAGGGATTTGATCTTCCGACGGAAGGTCTGGTCGAAGACTTTCGTCAAGGCTTCGCCGTATGCGCTGTTTTTGGTGTCGACCGTCCAGGGCTTCGACAGAAGGTAGTTCGCTTTCTGGTCGACAAGTTTCTTCAAGATCGGGTGTTCGATCTTCGTGTTTGAACGGTTCGCAACGTCAACCGTCTTTCGCTGGACGTCGCTTCGGTTCCTGTAATAGGATTCAGCTTCAAGCATGATCGCGTATTCAGGGGACGCCTTGAATTCACGTATTTCTTCGCTGACGATCTGGGCCAGCGTCATTGTAGCTTTTTCGGGGTCGGACAGAATCATATTGATCCGGTCCATAACAGATAATTCGGCCATTTTTACACCTCACTTCAATACTTCGATAGAAGAACCACGACGTAGACGTTCGACCGAATAACGAAGGGCGGCCATAGCGTCGTCCATAAATTCGACCGGTTCGTCTATGTAAAGACCGGACGTCGGGTCCTTTTTCCATTTCCATTGTTGGACTTCTTTCAGTACATTCACGCATGACGGGTGAATGTGGATTTTCCGGCCTTTCAGCCAGTCGATTTGTGCTTTCACGCTTCCAGGCTCTTTCTTCACAGGGTAAGCGCGAAAGCCAGCCTTTGACCAGGTCTTAATTCTGTCCGGTTCAGCGGAATCGCAGAACATTTCGATCCGTTGGTCGACTTTGTTCTGTTTGGCCAGGCTGATAATTTCTTCGGTGTCCTTTTCAAAGACATAGATTTCGGAACAGATATACACTTCGCCGTCTTTCCAGCCGACGCCCAGAATGGCGTCCGCGTGGTTATAGCCGAAGTCCTGGCCATAATAGAAGGCGTCGAAGTTGTCTTTTCCAGTCTTGAAGTCGTGGACTTCGAAGTTCGTCAGGATAAGGCCGCCCAGTTCGCCCCATTCGCCCAGACCATAGACGCGATAACCTTCGGGGTCTTCTTCGCGGCGTCGTTCCATACGGCGAAAATAGGCTGGGTCTATGAACCGGTTTGTCTTATATGTTGAATGGTGGGCCAGGACGTCCGGATCAGCCTTGTCGAAGTATCGGCCTTTGATCCAGTGCGTCGCGCTGACTGGGTTGAACGTCATTGTTATCTGGTAGTACAGATTCGGATTCAGTTCGTTCAGATTACCACGAAGACGGTCGTCCAGAATGTCAACGTCTTCTGAAAGAAGTTCTGTCGCTTCTTCGCACCATATCCAGACCAGTTTCCCGTTCTTGAAGGTGATCGACTTCACCTTTTCACGCTGTCGCTGATCTTTGACACCGCGAAAAATGATTCTGTTTCCGGTGATCTTGCATTCCAGCGCAAGCGGATTCAGATTCACTTTCCAGAAGCGGTCGGCATAGGGGCCGAACATTCTGTATATTGCCGCCTGTAATTCGGCGAAGGTACTGTCGCGGTTTGTTTCTTCAATCTTTCGCACGACAAGAAGGTTCGCGCCGGTATAGGCCGGATCGGACAGTTTCGCGATATAGTCCTGGGCGATATTCACAGACTTTCCGGAACCGGCTGAACCTTTCAGAATCCTATATCGGCCGCGCCATTCGTTGACGGGGCGGAAGACAGGGTTAAACTGTGCCGCCGCCTTGAATTCAATCTTCGCCGCCGTAGTCATAATTGATCACCACCGTTACAGGGACATTTGCTTCGGGATTGTCTTTGAACATTCCAAGGTGACGGCCGCAAAGTTCGAGCGCTTTCAACTTGTCGCACAGTTTGACTTCACGTTCGATCGCCTGTTCAATGACAGGATCACCGTTTTCGTCGAAGTCCTTATGTGGGACATATTTGACCTTCATTCCGGCGATAGCCGCCAGATCGTCGTCGCTGGTGTCCGGCTTTACTTCCGCAGTCTGTAAGTCAAGGACGTCCTTCGGGTTCACAAAGGCGATTCGTCCCAGTTCCCGAAGAACGCGGTCGGCGTTGATTCCGGTTCTTTTGGACCTTTCGGCCATTGCGGTTTCTATGCGCGCGCGAATTTCAGGTTTCGTCAGGTTTTCACTTCCGATACTTCCAGCCGATTCGACAGAATATCCGGCGCGGATCGCGGCCTGTGTCGCGTTCAGGTCGACCAGATATTCTTCACAGAAACGGGCTTGTTTCGGCGTCAGCTTTGCCATGATTCACACCTTCCTTTCTGATTTTCGGTATTTCCTCTGAATTCGGGTACAAAAAAGACGCTCCCGAAGGAACGTCTTCCTGTACCCTATATCAATAGGAGGGTGGACGCGCAAGTCCACGATGATGTTATACCATATATTTTTCCCGTTGACAGTTGCGTATAGTTGCAAGTAGTTGCAAACAGTTGCACATAGTTGCGTAAATTTTTATTCGCGGAAGGCTTTTGACCGTTCGGCCCTGGCGAAAAGCCGGTTCAGGGCGATTTCTCTTTGTCGATAGACGGTTGTCCTTTCGACTTGAAGGAATTCGGCCGCTTCGTCGTATGACCTGTAAGGGTAGTACAGGGCAAGAAGGACGCATTTCGAACGGGTGTCCAGGGTGTAGACCAGGTTTTGAACCTCTGTGATCTGTTGAAGTTGGCGTTCCAGGTTGCCGATCGCTTCGTTTGCTCTTTGTCTTCTTCGGTCGCGCTTGTCGACCATGCGAACCAGTCTTCCGTCTGGGTCAGGCGAGGACTGGACGCGGACGTCGGTGTCGGATAATTGACTGGACGGGTAAGCCGATTCAAGAATGAATTCCAGGTCGGCTTCCAGGGCTTCCTTTTCGGCGGCGATCTGTGCTTCTATGACACGCGCTTCCTGATCATGGTTCCGAAGGATTTCCATGACCCTTGTTCTGACTTTGCTTTCTTTGGGTTTGTCCATGTATCTTCACCGCCTTTCCCCAGTCTATTTTCAGAACGGAATATCTTCGTCGGTCACTTCGAAGCCTTCGGACGTCATGGCGCTTTCGGCGTAGCTTCCGGCGGCGCTTTCCTTTTTGGCGTCCGCAAAATAGACAGAATCGGCGACGATTTCGACGGCCTTGTGTTTTCCGCCGTCGTTATCTTCCCAGGATCGGGTCTGTATGCTTCCGACGATTGCGACGCGCTGGCCTTTGGCGAAGTGCTTCGCGACGAATTCGGCAGTCTGGCGCCACGCGATAATATTGATATAGTCGGCCTTGTCGCGATTGAAACGGCGGTCGACGGCCAGGGTGAACGACGTGACGGCCGTTCCTTGTGGCGTGTATTTCAGTTCGGGGTCGCGTACCAGGCGCCCCATAAGTTGACACTGATTCATTGTGTTTCCTCCCTTCGGGATCAGAATTTCTTTCCGTGTTTGTACGGGCGACCTTCATTGTAGGCCATTTTGATTTCGATTACTTCTTCCAGGTCGATTCCCAGGTGGCCGCACAGGTCCGCGATCCGGATCACCGCGTCAGCCAGTTC